ATTACCTACTACGGCAGGTATATTCCCCGCATTAAGCGCGAATACTACAGGTTTACCAGTTGCTTCATGTATACTAGCGCAAGTTGCCCAACCTTCAGCTACATAAGCGAAATCAATAATCTTGCCACCAATGACGCTAAAGTTACCGACAACAGGCATTTTATAAGAAAACTTTTTCTTACCATCATTTGTAATAACTTGGTGGCCAACTTTATTGCCTTTTGGGTCAATAACTGGAATGCATAAGTTATCGCCATCAACAATTGCGTTATTTAAGTTTAATTTTTTACTTTCCAAATATGGATGCGTAATTGTGCTCTCCCTTTCTGGCCATTGTATATCATCAGTGCGTCCCACTTTTACAGTATTTTCACTTACTTCTGTAGGCCAAAGTGACATATCCCTCATTCTGTCCTTTATCTGCTTGAAATCATTACATTTTCTACAATGTACTAAAACCTCACCATTATGTTCTTTTATCCAAAATCTGTCTACACCAGAGCAACTTGGACAAGGACCATGAAACTCACCTTTAGTTGTCTTTTTTAATTCCAAAGCCTGTATTATTCTTGGACTGTATTCTCTCCAACTTGCTGTCGGATACTTGCTTTCCGCGTTATTATTATGTAACATATTTATATTCCTTTTGGATGATTTTGTTCTTATGCCCCCTGTTTTGCTGTTCTTGCAGGGGGCATAATAATTTTAAAAAGGAATATCGTCGTCAATATCAGCTGCAGTCGGCGGAGCTTGTGCAGCTATACTTTTCGAAAATGGATCATAAGCCTTGTTATTAGTTTGCTTTGCGGGCTCATTGTTGCCAAAAGTAGTATCTACATTTGGAGATACAAACCCATCAACAACTCCAAACGGGTCGTCGCCACCTTCTAATTCAGCTAACTTTAGAACTTGCACTGCTCTTAACCTTAATGACACGCCATTCAAACTTCCAGTGTTATATGGAACGATTACTACCGCAACATTAACAGTAGAGTTTGACGTTAGCATAAAGTCGTCTGGCAATCTGTTTCTCGCCGCATCAACTTGCCTTGGCGGCTGTGTAATGTCGCCACCATAAGACCCTTTAAGCTTACATTTGCCAACAATATCATTATCATCATTGCGCTTATAAGGTAAATTAGTTGGCTTATCAGGCCACTTTCTCTTTGTATCCATTGCCGCCGCATTTGCATATGCTTGCGAGCAGACTTGATGTAACTCCTTTGCTTGTGCATCATCTAACTTAAATGACATTTCGAAAGCCGCGCCCTCATCAAGTGCATGGCACTTAACGCTTTTATTTTCTTGTGTATCAAATTTATATGTACCATTTAGTCTAGGGTACAGCGCGGTTACACCGCTAATCATATGTTGCATTTAACAACTCCTATAGTAATACGTGACACCCTCACGCTGGGATAAATTAAATATCTCCGTCCAACCAAGGCGGAATATTTATTATGTCTAAATCTGCCCAACCAGTGCTAAAATCATCAGTCTCTTGTGCACGTTTGATTTTTCGCAAAGTCTGCATCATTTCTTGTCTGGCAAACTTTTCATACTTATTTGACAATTCATAACATGCAACTGCATGTGGCTTTTCTTTTTCAACTGCCATGAAAATAAAATTATTTATTTTTATGCCTTCAAGCTCTAAACAATACTTGTAAAAACTTTGCTGTAAATCATACCTAAATGCTCTTACTGCCTTTTCAAAACCCCTTGGACTTGCATCCTGGCATGTTTTTATATCAAATAAAATTCCTGCCGATGGAATAAAACCATCGGGCCTTGTTTTGAGCGCTAAATTGGTTTCTGGACAAGTAACCAGGAATGATCCTTCTGCTATCATGTCTTTATTGTTCAATAATTTAGCTCCCATGTCATGGTAAAAACATTCTTCACTCATGTCACATGCTAAACCATAGTCAGAGGCGGTCAGTAGGAGCTTATTTTGCTTCTCAGCGTCTTCTTTAGCTTCAGTCCAGGCTTTGCCGCGCCTTGTTTCTGGCCCGCAAACAATTAAGTCTTTCTCAGGCTCTAAGCACATAGCATGTACTGCCGTTCCTAGATCAAAAGCAGCGCTTTCTTTACGCGCTTTACCCTTCCAATGAAGTAGTGTTGAGCTCGCCACAGCCTTTAAATCACTGGACGATATGTTTTCGTGAGCATGGTATTCTTCATTACTCATCTTATCATTTAATATTAAAGTCATTTCTCTCTCCTTAGTTTATGTTTTCTGCTCCATATAGAGCTATAAGCGCGGCTTCTGCACGTCCGTCGTCCTTAACTCTGCTAAATAATTGCGCGTAGTTTGGAAATCTTTCCATTGCTTTACTACGGCTTACACCTTTATCACGATTTAAACCAAAATGTTTTTTCCATTTTGCGGGCGTCACAAAATGCACTGGTGTTTTCTGCGCGGCAACTGATGCTTGTAGCATCCCATAACCTTCACCAAATCTAAAAACACTTGATACACCTTGCCCTGGCATTGCCCCAACACGCTCAATGATGGCATATCTATCTGACGTTTCTGGTTCAAGAATGTCTATTAAAGCATGACAATCTATAATATTTTTACCTGCATGGTTTAACATTATAGGCATATCATGCATTTCTAGTTTCTTTGTTTTTGGCCAATAAATAGCGATAGCTCCGCTATAACCAGGATCAATACCAAATATTGAAAGCATGTTAATTTTCCTATTCTGGGTCCATATCTAAAACTAAACCATGTTTGCCTAGTTTGCTCGCTTGCATTAGCGCTGCCATACGGACAAATGCCGAAAATGATAAACCACTTTTATGAGCAGCTTCACTAATTGCTACCTCATGGTTTTCATCAAAACTTATTAATCTTTTCTTATCCATAATATTCTCCATAAATATAATATTATTTATATATATAAATAATATATTAGCAACATACTAATTGCTGTTTTCTACCATTTTTATTCTTTTACCTATCCAACGCATTACTGGAACTGCCATAGAATTACCCATAGCTTTATATCTATGACCATTAGGGCAATCATCAGGCTCTTTGCCGCGCCAAGATATTTTAGTGTAATCATCTGGAAATCCCTGCAATCTTTCAACTTCTCTTGGAGTGAGCCTTCTAACTACATGGTCGTAAACTAACGGCTTTGTTTCCCAATCTGCGCCACCCATACCATATGATGCAGTGATGGTATTTACATGAGATTGTTTTGTCATTGCTACAGCGTGAACATCTGTTGCAGTTTGACATGGTGAAAGCTCTACAAAAGGTTCTACTTGGTTGCCGCCATTCTCAGGCTTTCTTCCAATCCAATTCCCAGGCAATGCATAAGTTATAAGATCAGTTGCATCCTTATGATCTCTGGCTTTGACTGTACTTGCAGTATCATCTTGTATGTAATCCCCAAAGCCTCTCATTCTTGCAGGAACTAAACCAGAGCCCCTTGCCCCAAATATCTCCTGGTTACTTGCCCCAATACCGCCAGAACCTTTGGCGGATTGAGATAGCGTTGGGTGGGGAAAATCCCCATCCCAATGCGAACCTGTCTTTCTTGCGGTAACTAAAGCGTCTGTTTCTACTCTGGAGTTTCCTGTACGACTGAAAGGAGGGCCGACTGTAACTGTTGGGGCAATTCTTTCCCCCTTTTCTCTGCTCGGTGGAGTATCCCCAGACATGCTTTCTGGCTCAAATAAAACACTTGCGGCACTTCGCCAATCTCCAAGACATCCGACAACGAACACACGTCGGCGTCTTTGTGGAACTCCGAAGTATTGAGCGTCCAACACTCTGTAGGCGAACCCATACCCGATTTCCCCCAACGCCCCGATGAAGGTTGCAAAATCCCTTCCGCCGTTACTTGACAAGACACCGGGGACATTTTCCCAGACAAGCCATTTGGGCTTAAATCGTTCAGCCATTGCAAGATAGGTGAGCATAAGGTTTCCTCTTGGGTCTGATAATCCTTTTCTAAGCCCGGCGACGCTGAAGCTTTGGCATGGCGTCCCACCAACGAGAAGCTCAATTGTTTTGTCATTATTCCACTCCTTAAATTTTGTCATGTCTCCATGATTTGTTATATTTGGATAGTGATGCTTTAGCACCTCAGAAGGAAATGCATCCACTTCACTAAACCATTGCGGTTCAAAGCCTAAGTCATGCCAGGCTACAGTGGCAGCTTCTACTCCAGAACAAACTGACCCATACTTCATTCGTCAGTCTCCTTTTTAAAATAAACATGGCGTATTGTTTTTCTGCCCTGCAAAGACCCAATGAAAGGTAATTGATTTTCTGAAACTCTGTCCACAAGGCCATGATTATAAAGAATATTTAATTGTGGAGCAACGAGCGATACGCTCAAACCAGTATTCCTGGCGATCATTGATGTAGTGTACCTACCGCCGCGATTTACTGATCTAAGTATACGTCCATGATTTTTATTCTCAGAATTTTCCAAAAACTTCTCAGTTTTACGAGCGACGTTTTTATTAGCAGTTGACGTTGATAAATTATGTACCTTTCTGCCTACATACAAATCCTTTCTCAAACCTAACCTAATTTGCTCTTTTTCAAATTTTTGTAATTTATAAGAATAAACTATCTCAGGCCAATTTGACTTGTCAGTATTTCTTAATCTTTTTTCGAGTTGATCGGTATTTTTTGGTGGCTTTTTAGCTTCATCTGCAATTTCTCCAACAAATCCTGTTGCTCCTGGAGAAACCATTTGTAATATTTCCGATCCCTGTATGGGTCGGGGTTCTTCATATCTTCTATCATTAACCTGTTCATTTTTAACGCCCTGGTTGTCATTTGATACGCTTCTGAAACTTTCATTATTATCTCCATTCATTTTGTTTTCCTCATAATAAAGTGACCTTTATTATCTAATGCAGGTATTATTTCCCGCTGTTTGCTTTGTAGGCGATTAATCCTTTTATTAAAAACATCATTTAGAATATTTTCTAAATGTTGTTTTGTGAGCAGCTCTTTCTCACAATTAATATAGCCATTCCATTTTTGCTTGTTCAATTTTTCAATTCCTTTCAACGATTTTTTCATTTTATTATATAAAAATTTCAATCCGATTGTACGATTTTTTGATTTTATTTAATAAAAATTTCAATCCGATTTTACGATTTTTTCATTTTATTTAATTTTTATTGCACTCTCCTTATCCTGCCATGATTTTTAAAATTTTTTTGATTTTTTTTATTTTTTGGGTCGAATTTTTGGTTTTATTTTTGGTAAACTTGAAAAATTCGTTTCAATACATTGACCCATACTGTCAGGATATTTTTCATAAATTTTATAATATGCGTCTGGCAATGCATCGCCGCAAAGGTAAGCGTTTTTATATAAAGTTTTGCCTTGTATTTCGACACCGCT